CGTTCACAGCAAGATTATGAACGATCTCACCGCTGGCGGTTATGCGTTAGACGTTGAGCCTCGCTCTGTTGGTTTTGAGATGCTCGACGCTGATCAGCCGGCTGGTGTGATCACGATGGAATATCTGATCAGATACCGCACAGAATTGACAGATCTTTCCGCAGGTTGAGGTCGCTAAGATTTAAACAGGAACTGATGATGGCGGATCATGCCTCTGCTCTCTAGAAAGCGGCTGATTCTGGCCGAAACTGAATCGACTTACGGCACAGACCCCACACCAACCGAGGCAAGCAATGCCATTTTGGTGCGGAATGTAGAGGTCACACCTCTTGAGGTTGAGACCGTCAACCGTGAGTTGGTTCGTCCTTTCTTGGGCCAAGCTGATCAGCTGTTGGCTTCTGAGCGAGTTCTGATCAACTTTGAGGTTGAGCTGGCAGGATCTGGCACTGCTGGCGTCGCTCCGGCTTATGGCCCGTTGCTTGAGGCTTGCCGCTGCACTGAGACCGTGGTGGCTGACACCAGCGTCACCTACGCGCCAAACAGTGACGCAACACCTTCATCCGTCACCATCTATTTCAACAACGACGGCGTGCTGCATAAAGCCACTGGCTGCCGTGGCACTTTCAGCCTGAACTGTGAGGTCGGACAGATTCCGTTCATCTCCTTTGAGATGACCGGCATCTACTCAGCTCCGTCTGATGTTTCGATCAGCGGCCCGACTTATTCCAATCAGGCGGATCCGTTGGTGTTTAAGAACGGCAACACCTCCAGCTTCTCAGTGTTCAGCTACAGCGGCGCCCTGCAATCGCTCAGCTTTGAGCTGTCTAATGAAGTGATTTACCGCGAGCTGGTTGGTGGCACGAAGGGCGTTGAGATCACTGATCGTGCGCCTTCTGGTGAGTGCGTGATCGAAGCCGTCAGCATCGCTACTAAGGATTTCTTCTCTGCTGCAACTGGCAGCAGCACCGGAAACCTGACCTTCCAGCACGGCAGCAGCGCAGGCAACATTGCCACATTCACTGCAGCGCAGATCGACCTAGGCGGCCCGTCCTACAGCGATCAGGACGGCATCCAAATGCTGACGCTGCCATACATTGCCACGCCAACATCGGCAGGCAATAATGATTTCAGCCTTGTTTACACCTGATGGCGCTTGTCCTTAAGGACTCTGATTCCTACAGCTGGCCGATCACTTATCGGTTGCCTGTATCAGGTGGACGGCGAGAAAAGCAAGAGTTTGAGGCAGAGTTCAAGCGTCTGCCTCAATCTCGAATCACTGAGATTCAGGCATTAGTACAGAAACGCGTTGACGGAGAAGAGGTCGAGATCTCAGATGTGAGCATTGCTGATGAGGTCTTGGTCGGCTGGGAGGGCATCATTGACGGCGAAGGTGAACCCTTGCCATTTACCCGTCGCACGAAAGAGCAGCTGCTAGAGCTGCCCATGATGGCGGGCACTCTTATCGAGGCATATTTCAACTCGCTGGTGGAGGAAAAGCGGGGAAACTAATCGGGGCCGCTAAGTATTGGGCTGGCGGCGTCGAGATTGACGAAACAGCAGAAGACGCGAAGCTGTTTGGCATTGACATGCCAGACAAAAAACGCGTTGAGGATTTCGAGGTTATCCCTGCTGCATGGCCTGCTGTTTGCATGTTCTTACGGGTGCAAACGCAATGGCGGATAAGCACTGGCGCGATTGTGGGTCTTGATTACGCCGCAGTGCGTTGGGTGTTTGAGTTGTATGAGGTGAAAGAGCCGCGCAGGCTGCTCGATGATTTGCAGATCATCGAAGCTACAGTGGTAGAGACCCTGAATCAGCGCGAGAAATAGCCATGGCTATGGACATGACAACCGCGCTGACTATTAAGGCGAATGTTGTTGGCCAGAGTGATATTGGCAGCTTAGAGAAAAGCCTGGGCAAAGTTTCTAAGCAGACGGACAAAGCCAGCACCGCGATGGGGCGGTTCAAGACTGCTGCGAATGGTGCGCTTGGCGCGATGCGGACTCTGCTGCCTGCTTTAGGTGTGGCAGGAATTGCGGCATTTGCAAAGAGCAATTTAGACGCTGCAGATTCAATGTCGAAGCTGTCGCAGCGAACTGGCATTGCAGCGCCGACGCTGGACAAGTTCCGCAAGGTTGCTGAGCTGAGTGACACCAGTATTGAGAGCCTTGAGCGTGCGTTCCCGGCGCTGACTAAAAACATGGACATGGCAGCCCAAAAGGGCAAAGGACCAGCTTTTGAAGCTTTCCAACGCCTTGGGGTTGCTGTTAAAGATGCAAACGGGGACGTCCGAGATGCTGACGCTGTGATGCTCGACATTGCAGATAGGTTCCAAGGCATGGCAGATGGCACTGAAAAAGCGGCCCTGGCTTCTGCTGTTTTCGGCACTCGTATTGGTTCAGAGCTGATTCCTCTGCTGAACAGTGGCGGCGATGCTGTGCGCGATATGGGCACATCGTTGACGCAAGATTTTGCGGACAAGGCGGCGGCTTTCAATGATCGTTTGGAAAAGATGCAGGAGAAGTTTGGGGATCTTGGCTTGCGGCTGACGGAATCGCTTTTGCCTGCACTTGAGGGATTGGTGGGTTTTGTTGAAGGCGCTTTGAATCTTTTCAACGCACTTCCAGGGCCATTGCAAAGCATCATTGGTGCTGTGGCCGCATTAGCTGCCGGAATGCTTGTGCTTTCTCCGATTATTCCTCTGATAACTGGGGCATTTAGTGCGCTCGGGGCTCTAAAGATCGGCGCAACCATTGCCGGCTGGCTGCCAGTCATCACAAGTATTGGCAGCACCATCAGCGGGATTTTGCCAATCATTACAGGCGTTTTGACTGGCCCTGTCGGCTGGGTTGCTTTGCTTGTGGGTGCAGGCGCGGCGGTTTATGCGTTTAGGGATGAAATTGGAGCAGCGTTATCCGGCATTGCAGAGTTTTTCGCCCCGGCGATTGACGGGTTTATGACATTGTTCGTAGATCCCCTCATTGAGGCTGGTCAAGCTCTCATTAGTTTCTTCACTGATAACTGGACTCAGATTGTTGATTTTGTCACTCTGCCTTTTCAGCAAGCTTGGGATTTTATCAACGGCACATTCTTAGAGCCTATTGGCGAGGCAATTTCAAGCGTTAAGGACACTATCCTCACGACTTGGAGCGAACTGCAGCAGGGTTTGATTTCTCCTTTTGAGGCTGCTGCGGAGATCATCAAAGGCGTGCTGAACAGTGCGTTATCTTTGCTTGGGAACGTCGTCAACGGTTACATCGACGCGATCAACAACATGATTCAGGGAGTCAATAAAATCACAGGTGCCATTGGCATTCCCGCAATTCCTACCATTCCAAACGTAGAGGTTCCACAGTTTGCCAAGGGCGGCATGGTCAACGGCGCTCAGCTTGCCGTTGTTGGTGAGGCTGGCCCTGAGTACATCGTTCCGGCTGGCAAGGCGCAGGGCTTTGCTCAAAACATTCTTGCTGGTGTGCGTGGCCCTGGCGCTATTCCCGCTTATGCAGAAGGCGGGTATGTTGGGCCAGTGAACATCACAACAGGCCCAGTGATGCAGCAGGGCGGCACCAATTACGTCACAATGGCTCAGTTTGAGGCTGGTGTTCGTGACGTTGCTGCTGCGATGACACGCAGCAGTCGCAGCTACGGCTCACGTCGCTTCACAGGGATTAGCTGATGAGTGGCAACAGAGCACAATCCCAATTTTTGCGCCTCTACGTTTCAGGCGGTTCTGATCTGTATCTGTGGCAAAACTTTTACGTGAACCAGACTGTCACGCTGTCGTCTAAGAGCTACAGATATTTTCCCTTTGTTTGGAGTGGCGTTGCTGAGAGTTCTGCGCCTAATGAGCAGACAGTCACCCTGTCGATGCCTGCCACTTCTTTGGCAATCGAAGCATTTCAGGAGGCTTTTGACTCACGAATCCTTTGCGAGTTACAGGCTTTTGAATTCGACGCCCGCCTAGGCGTTACCAGCCCTCAATCAGGTCAAACACTGATTGCAACCTTTTTAGGTTATGCGTCGAGAATGAGCGGATCATTTACAGAGATGGAAGTTGAGCTAGGGGCGTCACTAGCGCCGGTTGGCTCCACAATTCCAAACCTCACGGCCACTAATTCGTTGGTAGGGATTCCTATTCAGCCATGAAAATTCAAGATCCACTGTTTTTGCTGACTGAACAGGCCGGGATGAGCCTGTCGGAGCTGTCTGGCGAAGCAGCGGCTGGGGTTGTTGAGGTCAACAAGCTGCAAGAGGCCATCAAGACTGGTGAGCCAATTCCGATCCTGTTTGCCCGCTACAGGAACGAAAACGGCGGCGTCATGGTGCAGCCGAAGATGTCGGAGGGATATTTCAGCAACGACATTGAGGAACGAGAGATAAGCACAGACGGCAGCACTAATCAAGACGACATTGTTGAAGTTGTCCAAGTTAAATACCTGTTAGTCGTCAGTCAGGGAGACATGCCAGCATTTCAGGAACGTGATCTGTTCCATGGAAACTGTCGGCGTGGAACTTATCACCAGGCGTACAGCGCCCGCGCTGGTACTTGGGACCCAGGCAATGAGATCGGAGCATTTATTACGAACACCGTCGAGGCTGATGCTAACGGCGTTTATTCATTCGATCTCAGCACTCTGGCAGCAGGCGAATCCGCCAGGCTTGGCGATACGATCTATTACGCCTACACCCCAGTGGGTGGCGGCTCTATGCAATATGCAGAGTTTGAATACAGAGATTATGGGTTGCCGGTTTTCTGCGGAACGTCTGGTTCTTATGACGGCATCACGACGCTGAGCTTCGAGTATGAGTACACGGATCCAGCTGATGAAGATGTCAGCAAGTGCGTGAGCTTGTTTATCAGGAACGGCATCACAGTTACGCGCCTTCTCGATGGGGTTACGAGTGAATCGGACAACTTCGCCGACCTTGCCAAGTATTTGCTGCAGGCAAACAATCGGCTTGCTGACGACCTGATTGATGACACGTTGCTGACTATTGCGGCGAATTTTACTGACGTCAATGGGTTTCTTTTTAATGGCGAAATCAAGGACAGCATCGGCCTGTTGGACTATCTACAGGCAACAGCGCCTAACTTCCTTCTGAGAGTTACAAACTCTGGCGGCAAGTTTGGCCTGATCCCTCGGCTGCCTTACAACACGGATTACACGATAAAAACCACGGCAATCACGCCTGAGTTCACGTTTACCGAGGAACACGTTGTTCCTGATGGCTTCGAGTTTGAATACATCAGCCTCCAGGACAGGGAGCCTGTCTGTTACGTCGTCGAGTGGCGACAGCAACCTGAGGCTGATTTTGGTTTAGTTCGCACCGTTGAACTGCGGAACACAGGCGAAGCGGCAGACGGCCCGTTTGTGGACATCGACATGAGCGGATATTGCACAAGCGAAAACCATGCAGTGAAGGTCGGCACTTACTATCTAGCGACGCGCAAGTATGTGACGCATCACCTGCGCTTGACGGTGCGTGAGCGCAATTACAACGTTTCTCTAGTTGTTGGCGATATTGTTCGCGTCCGTCTGCGGCGTGAAACAAGTGAAGGTGATGCGGAATATCATGACAAGCTTTATGAGATCAACCGCATTGAGAAGACTTTTGAGAGCGTGATTGTCTATGACTTAACGCATTTTCCAGTAGACGATCAAGGCCGCAGCATTGTTGCAAGAATGGTGAACGATGCAGTTGGCGCGGGGAATGACATCGACTTAGGCCGGGCAACCTTTGACTGCGACGAAAACAGCTCGACAAGCACCACGGCTGTCGGCACAGATTCAGGTGGTGGCGGCACAAATGCACCAGCTACTGGCGACACTACAGTCACTGTTAGCCCGCCGGTCACGACTGATAGCCCACCGCCACCATTGACTGATAATCCCACTGATCCGCTTGACGAAGACTTGGCGGAGGGAGTCACGGGCTATACCGGCAACCCAGAAGATGGGGACACGTTGTCTTATGACCCAGGATGCACAGGCGCGTTCGTTGAGTGGTTCTCAGTCAATAAGAACACGGGTGAAAGAACATCACTCGGCTCTGGCGTGGGCGCAACATTGACTGTCACCACGGCCATGCTTGATCAAAACGCAGAGGTGGTCGGTGTTGGTAGATGTCCTGATTCAAGTTCGCCTGATGGCTACGGCCCGGCGAATGAGTCTGATGCTGTGAGTTGGCTCCCTGACGGCCTTGATGGCGTCGATGGATGCCAGCAAGTTGATGGGTCGGGAGTTATGCAGGTCTATTACAACAATCAATGGATAGATGCATTCCCGCCAGGCAATGCGTACTACAACGAAGGACAAACTACCGTTAAAATCACCAATGTCTCAGTTCAGGGTCCGCTGTCAGACGGAAAGTGGTCATCCACAATCACTTGGGATTCCACATCAGGATCGCACGACAACAATCAATATCGATTCGCTACAGAGGAAGCCGCGCAGGCATTTCAATGGCGCATTAATCCAACCAATGGCACCTGTCTAAACAACCAACACGAATGCAATTCGCGTGTTGTTGGCTGCCAAGAGATGGAGCCCGGCGGTTATGGTCAGGCGCAATTCAATGCGGGTTCTAGCTGGCAGAATCTTTCGGGAGTGCCTGCGGAGCTTTCCGTCTTACAAAATGCTGTGCGGATCGTTCCGCTTGATCCTTATCAGCAGGCATCAGACCTGAGATGGGTCGCCTCTGTTGAGGTTTATTCTGCGTCAGCCGGAACGACTACAAGCGGCGGCACGTTTGACACAGAGGCAGAAGCAAGAGCGGTGACATTCCGTATCAATCCAACTTCAGGCGATTGCCTATATGGTTGCCCTATTTGATCATGGCTGACTTCCCTTCACTAACTCCAGAGACGAGAGCCTACACGCCAGGTTCATATGCTGTTTACAGCACAGGTACATTTTCCGGCAATCAAGTCACCGTAAGAAGGAATAACGCGGCTACTGGCTACCGATTGTCTTTGACGTTTGTCAGTTCAACAGCAGGTGATCAAAGTGCCATCTACACGCATTACGCAACGCAAAACAGATTTCAGCCGTTTGACTTGCCATCGTCAATTACAGACGGCGGCGGATTTAGCTTTCCGACCGGCTATCAGTGGATTTATGTTTCTCCGCCTGAAGTAAGTTTCACTCCGGGCAATGTTTCGGTTTCAGTCGAGCTTGAACTGGTCGCCCCTTACGACATTTAGCCATGTCTGATTTTCCGACTCTTTACCCTGATTCAATTTCTTTCACTCACGGCCTGCCGCAGGTCAGTGAATATACCTCATTTGGTGTTGGCCCGATCCGGTTTAAGCACAACAACCTTGTTAATCGGCAATCCTTTACGCTGACTTTCCTGAACATTCAGCAAACTTCAGTAGACCTAATCAGAAACCATTACAACCAAAACCAAGGAACTGCTGGTGAGTTTTCGGTCCCTCTTGCCATTTTTGGTGGAATAGGCATTACAGGGGAAGACAGCGTTTACCGCTATTTAGAGACGCCAACGGAAGAGCAGTTCGGTGTTTATTTCAATGTGACGGTGACGCTTGAAGCCATTGAAGGGCTTGACCTGGGCTTCATCCTTAATGCCGGGTCTGCGACATTGCCTGCGGAGGAATCGTTCAGTAAATTGGTTTTTGATGGCACAGCGCCATTCATCTTGAATGGTTCGACAACGGCACTGGCTACACTGATTCTTAACGCTGACTGATCATGGCCGCTACCACTGTCAACGTACAGATGCAGCAGCGGCGCGACACTGCCGCAAACTGGACATCGGCCAATCCCACGCTGCTAAGCGGTGAACTCGGCTGGGAGGTAGACACGTTAAAAGCGAAGTTAGGGGATGGGTCAACAGCTTGGACGTCGCTGGGTTACATAACAGGGCTCTCAGTTTCAGCGTATCCGCTAGCCACAGCTGACGTTGCGGACGATGCGATAACAGCAGACAAGCTGGCCGATACTGCCGTCACAGCTGGTAGCTACACCGTTGCTGACATCACAGTTGATGCACAAGGTCGCATCACGGCAGCGGCGAACGGCAGTGCTGCACAGACTGATACGGCCCAAACCTTTACCGCCGGACAGCGTGGCGAGATCACGACGCTGACAAGCGGCTCGACGGTGACGCCTGATTTTGCCGACAGCAATAACTTTACGCTGACGCTTGGGACAAACGTCACTCTCGCTAATCCAAGCAACCTGACAGCTGGACAGTCTGGATCAATTTTCCTAGTGCAAGATGGGACCGGATCTCGAACCTTGTCATTCGGAACGTATTGGGATTTTGCGGGCGGTACTGCGCCAACAATCAGCACCGCAGCAAGCAGTGTTGATCGCCTTGATTACATCGTGCGCAGCACAACTTCAATTCACGCCGTCGTCACCCTGGCTTACTCATGAGCGTCATTGGTTCTAACATTCTGGCCGGCGCGTCTGGCAGTGCTGTAACGGAGTTCAGGATTGAGCGCAGCTTGCGTTTTAATGATGATGATGACGCATACCTCAATAGAACGCCTTCGTCTGCAGGAAATCGCAGAACGATGACTTGGAGCGGGTGGGTAAAAAGAAGTAACGGCAGTCAAAAAGGCATATTCTCCAGCTATGCCGGAACGCATCCAACAACTGCTTTAATTTTTAGCTCTAGTGACGAATTTTGGTTTTTTAATTACACTTCAAGCTATAATTTTGAGCTAAAAACTTCTGCGCAATTTCGCGACTTTAGTGCATGGTTTCACTTTGTTGTAGCTGTAGACACAACACAGGCCACGGCATCTAATCGGGTCAAAATTTACATTAACGGCGAACAAATAACCGCTTTCAGCACTTCAACCTATCCATCACAAAATTTTGATCTTGACTGGAACAGCACAACTCAGCACTACATAGGCAGACACACCAACACTCTAGGTGGGTACTTAGCGGATTTTCACTTTGTCGATGGCCAGCAACTTGCTGCGACTGACTTTGGTGAATACGATGATGACAATGTGTGGCAGCCTAAAAAATACTCTGGAACATATGGCGCCAATGGCTTTCATCTAGATTTTTCCGACAACACGAGCACTACGACGGTTGCAGAAGATAGCAGCGGAAATGGCAACGATTGGACCGCTAACAATATCAGCGTTGCATCAGGTGCTGGCAATGACAGCCTGATTGACTCGCCCACGAATTACGAGGCAGATTCTTCCAACAACGGCGGCAACTATGCGACGTTAAACGCTCTTGTTCCACCAGATAATTATGCTCTTTCAGAGGGAAACCTAGAGGTTGCAGGCACAGGCACCGCCGGTTATCGCACTATATATTCTACGATTGGCGTGTCATCAGGTAAGTGGTATTTTGAAGCCAAAATAACCGCACTTGGTAACTGGGGTTTTATCGGAGCCGCTAACAGCCTTTTCCGAGATTCCTTTATTGGGAATGCAGTAGGTGCTTATGGCTACGAGTGGTATTACGGACGGACCTATTCTGGCAATGCTACAAGCAATACTGGCTACGGCACCTATACCACGAATGATGTACTTGCTGTCGCCCTAGACCTTGACAATGGAAAGATTTATTGGGCCAAAAATGGAACATGGTTAGGTAGTAGCGACCCAGCTGCTGGTACTAATCCTGGGTACACAGGTTTAACGGACGGACCTTATTTCTTTGGTGTTTCAACAGGCACGACAAGTGGCGGCCTAAATACAACTTGGGAGGTAAATTTTGGCCAACGTCCATTTGCGTACACGCCACCAGCAGGGTTTGAATCACTTTGCACAACCAACCTGAGCGACCCAACGATTGCCGACGGTTCGACGGTGATGGATGCTGTTCTTTGGAGCGGTGACGGCGTAAGTGGCAGAGACATAACAGGGCTCAGCTTTGCCCCTGATTTGGTTTGGATCAAACGCCGAAACAGTGGAATTTATTGGAACGTTCTTTTTGATTCGATTCGCGGTGGCGAGCAATTATCAAGCAACGAAACTGATGCTGGCTTGGCCCCAGCCAGCAATGTTGCTGGTTATGTGTCTGCCTACAATTCTGACGGTTTTGAGCTTACAGCAGGCAACAGCACCATTGCATCAGTGAACGCTACCGGCGGGACGTATGTCGGTTGGAGCTGGGACGGAGGAACGTCAACAGTCAGCAATACAGATGGCACCATCACGTCAAGCGTTCGCGCTAATTCGTCTGCCGGGTTTTCAATTGTGAGTTGGTCTGGGTCAGGATCCAACGCAACGATTGGCCACGGTTTAAATGCTGCGCCTTATTTCATCACCGCTAAATGTAGAAATGCAGCCCCTACCACTTGGCTCTCATATCACAATTTACTAGGTGCGACAAAATATATTGAACTAAACAACACTAATGCTGCAGCAACAGCGTCAACTGTTTGGAACAACACCGACCCTACATCTTCCGTGTTTAGTGTTGGCACGTCATCAGGCATCAATCAATCAGGGAGAACATATATCGCATATTGCTTTGCCCCTGTTGAAGGCTATAGCTCGTTTGGCTCGTACATCGGCAATGGCAGCACTACTGATGAACCTTTTGTTTACACTGGGTTTAGGCCGAGATGGTTGATGATTAAGGCAACGACAGGCTCCACGTCTACTGATTATTGGTTTATATGGGACACGGCAAGGGAAACTTACAACGAACAGAACACAGTCTTATATGCAAATAGTAGCCTTTATGAAGGATCTGCAAGTACCGCAGGAATGGATATGTTATCGAACGGTTTTAAACTGCGCTGTGGCAACTATGCGGGCATAAATCAAAGCGGAACAGAGTATTTGTACATGGCATTTGCTGAGCATCCCTTTAAAACCGCCCGTGCGCGGTAGCCTTTAATCATCGCCACCACGGTCATGTTCACTGTCAGCGGTCAAACAGTTAAATACGATGTGCCCTGGACGCATCCCGACACAGGCGTCAAATATCCAGCGAATTGGTTGCGCCTGACGAGTGCAGCCGAAAAGGAGGCTGTCGGCTTGGTCGAAGTCACCACGGCTGCTGATGCTGTGTATGACCAGCGTTTCTATTGGGGCGTTGATAACCCTAAACAGCTGAATGATGAGGCGATCCTTGACGAGGATGGCAACGATACCGGCGAAGTCCAGACCGGTCTAAAGACACTGTGGAAGGCAAAGCAGAACGAGATTGCGGCAAGCCTTTTAGCTTCATCTGACTGGCGGATTATCAAGGCACAGGAAACCGGCGGCACGGTGCCAACTGAATGGACGACTTATCGCGCTGCTATCCGTACAGCCTGCAACACGCGGCAGGCTGAAATCAATGCTTGCGCTGACGTTGCAGCTTTAAAAGAGTTGCTATTTGGTGCGGCGGAGATCCAGCAAATTGACGATGATGGCAATGGCGTTGTGGATGATAAAGGAGACGCTGTCATGATCGCCAACCCAAGCATTGCCACCGCTTGGCCCGATCAGCCTAGTTAAAATAGGCTGAGAAGTCCGGAGACCCTGCCGTGGATGTATTCTCCGGCGTTGCCACAGTCATCATCGCTTCCGCAACCGGTGCGCTGTGGCGACTGGATAAAAGATCCAGCGTGATGGATGCACGGATCACACTGGTTTTAGAACAAATTACAGCTTTGCGTTCAGACCACAAAGAACGTCTGGATGATCACGAGAAGCGGTTGCGAGCTTTAGAACAGCACCAGTAAACTGAATCCATCAGTGCTCACCACTCATGGATCCCGCAACAACTGCCATGATCGCTGTTGGCCTGGCTGCAGCGTCTGAAATTATTGCACTTTCGCCGCTGCGCTCAAACAGCATCATTCAGATTGTGCTGGAAGTGCTGACCCGTCTTTTCCCAAAGAAATAAGCGGCATCCCTGAAGACGGGGAATGGCTTTTTCGGTTTGGTGATAAGCACTGGACCGATCACGTCAAAAAAGCCGCGCAGGATTACAAGTTCCAAGCGACCTTAAAGCCCCGTCTAGACGTTGAGATTGAAGACTGGCACGCGGCACAGCCAGGCGATAAACCGCGCACAATCATCACTCATCATTCCGGTGATGATGAAACTGGATTGGGTCCACCTCTGAGCATTCGTTATCACTGGTCAGATGAGCATGAAACCGATCCGACTGATTGACCTGTTCCGCTATTACAAGGCGTTGCCGCATCAGCAGGCAGCGTTAGGGGAGCTGGAAGATCAGATCAAGCATTTCTGTCCGGATTGTTTTGACCGTGATCAAGACTGGTATCGAACCTGGGCGTCAGCTGTTCCACCAAAGGGTGAAGACTGGCTGATCTCTCGCTACCAAGTGGGGAAAGTTTCCGGGCACAATGAGGCGCTCTTTGATGATGCGTTCATGGATGACTTGAACCATTTGGTCAGAGCCGCTGGAATGACAAGCGTGAATCAGCGGATCATGTTGCTTGCGCAGACATGCCACGAAACTGGCGGCTTTCGGTGGATGAAAGAACTGGCAGATGGCACCGCATACAACAACCGCAGCGACCTAGGGAATGGGCCCAATGATGGGCCGAAGTTCAAAGGCGCCGGAGCCATTCAGCTGACTGGCCGTTACAACTACCAGCGGTTTAGTGATTGGTTGATACGAAAGGGGATGCGAGATCCCAAGGTAATGAGCATTGGTTGCGACTATGTGGCAAACCGTTATCCATTCTTGTCAGCGATTTGCTGGATTGAGGAGAACAACTGGGCTGCTATTTGCGACCGTGGCAACATCCATGAAGCCACCCGTGTTCTCAATGGTGGCTACAACGGCATCAGCTCACGGATGCACTATCACCAG